GGGGTATCAACGCAGATTGGTAATTATGAGCGCAAAGAAAACTACTAAGAAAGCCGCAAAGCGGAAGGTTGAATTTGGTTGCAAGACCAAGGAGTGTCAGTGGAACAAGCCACAGGCTGCGGCCAAGGAGATGCTGCTGGCTATTGGCAAGTTAGCCAAGGATGTAGAGGCAGCAGGTGGCAACTTGGATGCCGTGTCTGTGAAGATGGACGTGCGCCTAGACGTGGCTGGTGCTAACTTTAGCGGCGTGGTTACTGAGAAGTAACCTTAATAAGCCCAGTCGCTATTGCCTAGAAACTCGGTGCTGTCCTGCCACCAGTCGTCCCATTGCTCGTTGGTGGCTACCTTCCACTTGGGTATGCGCTTCTTAGCATCCTCCGATGTCAATGAGATGGGCAACCACTTGAGCCGGTTGTTCGGGTAGATGGCTATTTGTCCGTTGGACAGCTTGACCACGTTGGACTCCTTGTGTTCCTCCAGCAGTTCGCTGTCACCGATGTCTAGCATCCCTACACCTTGACCCTCTGGCAGACTGTCAATGGTGAACCAGTAATGACCAGTGGCAAACTGACCCTCGCCTAGATTTACAACCATTGGGACATCAGCAAGTTGGGCCTTGTGGAACAACTCTATGCTACCAGACAGGCACTCCCAAAGCTGCACCTGGTGGAGCGGCAGCGGCTTGTCCTCTCCCTCGTCTGGCTCATACCAGTAAAGACAATGCGGGGGGATCTTGTCGTAGCAAGCAGCGTAGGCATCTACCCACACTTGAAAGCACAGTGGGCGATTACGCATGGCTCTGACACTGACTAGCCAAGCGGGTTCAAACTCGTTGGCAGATTCTCCGAAGGCATCTTTGCGAACATAGACCCTAGCCTTTGGCAGATTGATGTTTCGCATATCAAGCTCTTTTCTTGCCGCTGGCTGTGGTTGACCACTTCACTCTAGCTGGGCCTGTCTTTTTGCGTGCCTCGGACTTCTTGATTTTAGATGCCACGGCTTTCGGCCTACAAGCTGGGTAAGGTCGTTTGCTCTTGCCGCTGGCAGACTTTCTTCCGCAAGCCTTGCCGGTCTTAACATCGACCCACTTTTCGTCAAACCACTTACCGAGGCCACCTCTCTGCGCTACTTTTCTTTTAGCAGCCATTACTTTTTCCTCCCTGTTTTCTTGCTTGCAACCTGGTTGTTGCCGCCAGACCAGCCGCCACCCTTGGCTTTATACTGTTTTGCAGCCCACGCATTAGCGTATGCCGATGGGTATACACTGAACTTACTTTTGGCCTGAGACTTTACCCGCGACCATAGCTGTGGTTTTGTTGGCTTCGCTTTGCTCATGATCCTTTCTTCCACTTGGTAGAACTTGACTTTGTTTTGCTAGGACTCCACTTAATTTTATCCGACCACCACGCCGCGCTCATCTTGCCCTTGGCTATGTTCTTGGCATGGCGGGACTTGAAGGCTTGACGCTGCCCAACAGTCTGGTTGGTCTTAACGTTCTGCTGGCCGAACCGGATCGTCCTGACCTGGTCGCCCTCTTTAGCCACAACAACATGGCTTTTTGTAGGGTGGCTCGGTGTGCGTTTGGGTTTGTTATAGCCGCTTACTTTGGCGCGTGCTATGCGGGGGTCTTGGGAACTACGTTTCATTTGTGATACAGTATGTCGGATATTGTGCAGATTATGAGACGTTATGCAAGCTGCGAGTTGTTCGATAAATTGGAATATGTTGTTTCGTTTTGTGACAAAAAGTGGGCAATATTTGTCACGCATACCTACGGCTGCTGATCTTAAGTGTTCAGCGGCACACCTTCGTCCCCTTCGCCCATGCCTCCGTAGCCGTCATTCATGTATTGAACAAATGAACGCTCCTTCAGACGGCGTTGCTCGGCAAGATGAGCTTGATAAACGTCCTCCAGTTGTTCGGGGTCTAGTGTTGGTATCTCATTAAATGGCTCCATGCCTGTCAGCATACGCTCCAATAGCTCGTCACCGCGCCATGCCAGGCAGGTCAGGTGATACGTGGCCTCGGCCTTGTCGCCGGCCTTCCATGCGTCCATTGCGTCCATGATGTGTCGCAGGATCTGGTTGCCGTCACCGACGCTCTTGTCCTTGGCCCATTCCATGCCCTCGCCGCCATTGTGCTTTAGGTTGGACTCGTAGGAGTGCCGCGCCTTGGCAACGTGAGCGTGTGGGAAGTAATTACTGATGTAGTCGAGCAGCCTGATCTTGGCTCGCTCCTTGTCGTCTATTGGTATCGTGTTCATTTCTTGAGGGAGTATGCCCAACCAACCTTACCGTTGTTGAGCTTTGCTTTTCTTTTCTTGTATACGCCATCCTCAACCATGCGGTCGAGCATCTTATAGGCGGTTCCGTATGTCATAGCGGTTCCCAGTTCGTTCTGCTTTGCTTTGAAGTCTGCCGCGCTAAATTCGTGCGGCTGCTGTGGCTCTGCAACGTAGGGCTGGGCTGCCTCTAGTGCTTCTTGTAGTTGATTCCAGTCTGTCATGTCGTGTTGGTGTTGGTGTTCAGTAAAGAATGATTGCTACAAGGATGCCTGTGCCAGTTCCGCACATGGCCCCAGTGGAGTAGACTAGCCTGTCTGCCCATCCAGCAAATGCAATGCGCTTGATGTTCAGCGTCCAGACTAGGCTGATGCCGAAGCCAACGACAAGTGCGCCAATCCATTTGCCATTGGCGACCTGCCAGGTGTTGAGGGCCACAAGGAAAACTTGCAGCCATGCGGTGAAGAATAAGGTTTTCATATTCCACACATCCCTTCACATTCGGCTTGGAAATCCCATACTTGTTGCCCTTTGTCCTCGTCTGAGTCGAAGTCAACTTCTCCAAGTGGCTTGCAGGAGTTGTGTAAATAAACCATCATTTTTAAGCGTTTGTTGTGATAATAATGAGTTTTTCTCAACAGCTCATCAAATGCAACGGCTTTTTGAAATTCGTGAGGTTCTTTATCTCTAAGTCTGCGCCATTCGGCATCACTATGGAAAGGGCAATAGTAACAAGCGGAGCGCGGTGGCTCTGGGTATCCGTTGTTTCGCAGCCATTGGTGGCAGTCGCCACGGGTCATGCGCTTTTCAATCAGCGGCCATCTATGCTGCGCCCATGCCACCCTTGAGTCTTTCATGCGCTGGATCTCATCAAGACTTATGCCAATCCATTGGGTGACAGTGGTGCTTTTTTGTCCACGCACAATGTCGAATTTTTCTTTAATGAACTTGTGAATTGGTGCAATCTTGTAATCAGCGGTGCATTTTCGCCCAATCGCCGCTGTTTTGCTTCCGTCTGGCAGCAAACCAAATGCGGGAATTAGGTTGTTTACTCGCTCACCGCTTCCATCTTTGCGCTGATGAATTTTTATAGAATCATCAGTAAGGTCGCCTTTGGTTACGCGATAGACTGGATATGGCAACTCGCCCTCCAGCCAGTTGAGCCACGCATATACGCTTTCTGGTTCCGCTTGAGTATCTGCAAAAATAGCAGCGTCTGGCATTGGGCCGATTTCGCCCTGAGCAGCCATCAGAGCAAGACATGAGGACTGAACACCAGCCCCAAGGCTCAGGACGTTCCATTTTGTTTCTGGTGGTGGTTCAAACATGGTTTTGGTTGTTGTAATTGGCAAAACTGTTGCTGTTGATCTTGGCTTTACAATACACCATGTGGGCTGATCCAACTGCTGCCCTCCTTCACAACGTGCCAGCACTTCCATGCGCCGGTGCGGTTGTTAACCATGCCGTATGCAAACCCATTGCGCCATCCTAGCTTGGCAGGTACGCCATTGGCGTAGCTCAACTTACTCAGGTCGGCAAGGCATCCTGTCGTATGGGCCTCGCCGCCGTCAGCGTGTCGTGCGATGTAGGTGTCAGGCTTGTGGACGTGGGAGGTGATACACGGCCCCCAGTTCTCGAAATGCGCCTTGGCAGGGTGGACGGTAGAGCGGTAGCCATGAAGGAACTTAGGCCCGCCACAAGGCAGGGTGATCCATTGGTCTACGCCCCAAGGTGTCCACTGGATGCGGCGTTTGCGAAGCTCGTCCTCTGCTTCCTCAGCCTTCATGCTCAGCATCTCGGCCAGCAAGGTGTGGCTTGCATACTCTTTTGCTGCCCTCCAAAGGCGATGATCGTGGTTGCCAAGAGTTAGGTATTGCGGCTTATACCAATCAAGCAATTCCATCCCGCAGTTGTAGTCGTATGACATTTGCTCTTGTCGTTCCTCCGGGCTTGCGCCTCTACGTAGCGCGGCAAGATCCCAAAGGTCACCCAGGTGGACGCGGTGCTTAGGCTTCCAGTCTGCGACAAATTGCTTTGCCACCTTCTCTGCGTCTCGGTCAATGTGATTGCCGTGCGAGCAGCCTAGTGCGGTAAATGTTTCCCAATGTGATTTGGACATGATGTTAGTTCTATATGGTTATATATTTGGTTGCAAGCAATATGTTCACAAAAGAATTAAGACGCTGCTCTTCTAAAGCTGGGCCAATCAAAGTGGTATCCCTTGCCGCACTCACGAATCCTGTCTAGGACAGGCTCAGGAAGCAACTTGGCTAGTGCCTTGCGGTCTAGGTTAGTAATAAGAATAGTCGGGAGTTCCCGGCGGTAGCGGTCATCTACAACTTGCTTGATCTTGCGCTGGCCGAAGTCCGTGGCTAGGCAGTTGTCAATCTCGTCAATGACCAGCATCGTGGCGTGTGCAAATTTATCCATAGTGTTGCGCTCACTAGCTGCATCGTTGTCGTTAAACCCCTGTCTAATTTCCTCCATGAACTCAGCGGCGGTGAGGTAAATACATGGCTGATCTTTACCCATCCCACGCACAGACAGCACCCGTGGGGTCAATCGCTTGGCTATCTCGTAGGCCATGCGCGTCTTGCCTGTGCCACATCCTCCGTAGTAGACGGCAATGCCACCACCACAGAGAAGAAAACGTGAGTCCTTGGCAGTCGCCAACCACTTCTCACCTACTAGTTCGTCCTCGCTGGTTTTCTTCAGGCGCGGCGGGAACCCCTTGAGATAGCTCATTGTCGTGTTTTAAATGCCTTCTCAATAGCTCGCTTGCTGGTTGATATAGCGTTGGAATAGAGACGGCTCATCACATTTGGCACAAGTGCCTGAGCTTGGTCGGTTCGGCACATCTTCTCAATGGCCTTGCCGATGCTGGTCTGATCGTGGCAAGCAAGCCGGTGAATCTGCTTGTGCAGCTCATGGCTTATCGTTGTCGTGATTTTTACGCCACGCCTCTTGTGCGGGACGAACCTGTATGTCTCTCGGTCTATCGGAGTTTCCTTTGAATTTGCCATTATGTGTTCTAAAGATGCGGTCGAAGTTCTCGTTATACTTCTCCCTGTTTACCTGTCTCGGTGAGTCACCCTTTCCTGCGCTCATGTCAATGTTATCTGGGTTAAGCCCCATACTAGGGCAATTAAAACAAGGAAGGCAATAGTTGATGCAATCAAAATAATAAGCCCTTCCTGTGCGGCGGCGTCCTTTTTATACCAATCATACAGGCGTTCAAGGTTTGATTGTTCTTCTTGGTCTGGTTCTTGTTTCATTGTATTCTATGGTGTTCTGCTATGTTGGCGGCATCGCAAGCATCAGCGTGCGGTGTGCGGCATCTATCGTTCTTGCGCCAGTCCTCATCAGGCCAGCGTCTCTGGGCCACGGCAATGCTGAACTCCTTGGTGTCACCCTTGGGGAGCATAGCCTTCTGCCAGGTTCTAGCTGCAACGTCCTCAAACTTGCCGCCCATGACCTCAATGGTGGCACGGATGGCATGGTAGCTTCCGTGCATGGACTTGGCTGCATTAACGGACTTGCTGCCTACCGGCTTCTCTAGCACAAATGCGTGCTGTGACATATCCCCAAGGTTCTCGTTGAACCATTCACTCAGGGCGATTACGTCAATCTCCCGCTTGCCGTCACGCTTGCGGGTAGGCATGGCTGTGCGGTGCAGGATGTCGCCATTGGAGATAGCCAAAGCAACGATTGCCCCGTCTAGTCCATTGTCGATTCCAACCACGCACTCGGTAGCGCAGACCACATCTTGCCCCATCATGCGCAGCATGGCAACGGCATCACCAAGGTTGCGGTAGGTTCCGCGAAATGGTGACACCGCGCTTGCCAGCGACATAGTTTGCTGGGGCGTGTAGGCCACGCCATCTACCATGATTGCTGCGTTCATGCTTTCTGGTAGGTGGCAAAGGTCTTGCCGTTGCGATTCGTGTTGATGGTGGCGATCTTCATGCCCTCGTTACGAAGGTCTGCGATCCTAGCTGCCAGCCGTAAGCATCCGTATTTTTCCAGAGCTTGCAGCGGGGTGAGTTTCCAGCCACGGTTGAGGTGGCTGCGTATCTGTGTAGTTTGGCTTTTCATTGGCTTTCTATGTGTTTTTCTACGGTTTCCAAGATTGCTTGTTCTATTTGTTTACAGCGTTCCTGGTTGATCTTGTGAATTGAGTTGGCCCCTAGTTGCTTGGTGCGTATAAACGCAGCCTTTATTGCTGCTAGTATTCTAGCCCACTCATCCTCTTGGTTAATCATTATCTATCTTGCGTGAGTGCTTCAGCCCGGTCATCGGGTCAACGTCCAGCTCGTCATCGTGCCTCCACATTTCCAGCCCATTGTAGAACTCAACGATCACGCACTTGCATGACTGCATATCTCGGCAGAGATTGTCCCACCATTGACGCTCCAGCATACGGATGCTGGCGTCTTTGTGGTTAATGTGATAGGGGCGAGTCAAGCTCTTGTATCCCTCCAGTCTAGCTTCAGCCGCCCCCTTGACCTGGAAGTATTTGTTCATAGTTGGCAGGTATTTTTCCATGCTTAAAATCATCTTGTAGATCAGAAGGGGATCTCGTCATTTTCGCGGTCGTATTGACCTGACGATGCTTGACCACCGCCGGTCTTGCCGCCGATGAACTGGACGGTGCGTGCGACAATAGCGTGCTTGATGCGTTGCGCCCCAGTGTTCTTGTCCTTCCACTCCTGCATCTCCAGGTTGCCTTCAAGATATGCGGCACTACCCTTTGACAGATGCTTGGCTGCTGCCTCTGCCGTGTTGCCAAAGCAGGTGAAATCTACGAAGCAGACCTTTTTGTTCTCACCGTAGCCATTATTGACTGCGATCCCACCCTTGCCGACAACCTTGCCGCTAGGAGTGTGCTTGATTTCAATGTCACGGGTAAGATGGCCCATCAGAATAACTGTATTTGCGTTTGGCATATTAGTATGTGGTTAGTTTTAATTGTGCAGCTTCTAGCTGCTGAGTGAACTGTGCCAGTCCTTGCTCCACCAGACAAGTATATTCGTCTCTCTCGACAAGGATTCTCAAGGTCGGCAGACCCGGACAGAATGATTGGAACCACCATGCTTGTGCTCCAGTAACCGCCATGCTGAAATGAACCTGCACTTTGTAGGCGTCTGGCAGCTTGTTCTCAAACAGGTATTTGAGATGCGTGTGCGGCAGCGGCGACTTGTTTTCGTAGCCAACAGGTTCGCCAGCAATCAATCCGTCAGGCGAACATCCAGCCGCCCACTCGTTATGCTTGGCAAACCCTGTTTGAATTACAGTCTTTTCGGTCTCCCACTCAAACGTCTTGATAGCCTCTGGCTCTTGAACTAAGCCGTTCCACACCGCCCATTGCGCTGGGCTAGTTGGCGGCTCGTCATTCATGTCCACGGTGAACTCATATGGTGGCTGCACAGTGGCTTGCTGGCCGAGGATCTTGTAGATGGCGTTCTGCACAGCGTCCTCGGTAGACCTTGTGATGGACAAGTGGCGGCGAGTCTCAGGCAGTAGCTCAAGCAGTTCGTCCCGCTTGGTCTTGCCCTTGTATTCGATGCCCTCCTCGTCCAGAGCCTCCTTGATTTCAGGCACGGTCATGCGGCACTCAGGTTGCTCGGTAAGCCACTCTCCAGCGTTGGATGCGGTTAAGCACCCTTTACGCAGGTCATACCAGGCAGGTGATCGTTGCGCTACATCGTGAAACGTGCAGCTTGGGAATTGTTCGGCTTTCATGCTTGTGCCTCCTCTGCCATTTTCGCCAGTTTGTCCAAGGCACTCTCAGCTTTCGCCGCCTTCTTGCGCTTGGCTGCAATGGCCGCGTTAGCCTTGGGCAG